TGGGAACAGACCTAATCGTCGATCACAACATCTCAGCTTCAGGCATCTCAGATGACTCAGCATTCCTAATTGCTCCATCATCTGTCTATGCGTGGGAGTCACCAACAACTCAGCTTCGTGTCAATGTTTTGACATCAGGCGAGATCGAAATCAACCTTTACGGATACCTAGCACTTTATGTTGCTAAGTCAGGTAAGGGCGTTCGCCGCTTCGCAGTAGCGTAATTACTAGCAACTAAGTCGCCCTAGGGGGTCAGTAGCCCTCTGACTCCCTAGGGTCTTTAGAAAGGAATCGCATGTCTCTCACAACAGTTTCAGAGCTTCGCACAACACTTGGCGTAGGCACACTGTACCCAGACGCGACCCTTCAAGAAGTCTGTGATGCTTCAGATGCAGTTCTACTGCCTATGCTCTGGACTAATACCACCTATAACATTTCACACAGCAACACAGCCACTACTGGCACTCTTTACTTTGATGATTATGTCAATAAGACATTCTATGTCGGTCAGACTGTCACAATCACTGGCAACGGCTCTAAGCACAACGGATCTAAGACTCTCACTGGAGTAGGCGATTACTCAATCACTTACGCGATCACTGGCAATAACAACACTCCAGCAGTAGAGCATCCAGTTAATCCATTCGGAGCAGTAGCAGCAGAGACTTATGTCGATTGGTCTCAGGACACAGCAGTTCAGAACGCATCTTTGATGATCGCTGTTGAAATCTGGCAAGCAAGAACCGCAACTTTAAGCGGATCAAATGCTGTCGATTTCCAGCCCTCACCTTATCGAATGAGCGCACAGCTTCTCGCTAAGGTCAGAGGTTTGATCGCTCACGCGCTGAGCCCTAACTCTATGGTGGGGTAATGACCGCACCCATAACCACTCTTCGCAGCACCTTAGCAACTGCCCTAGTAGATAACTCTAAGTGGCAGACATTTGCCTTTCCACCTGCAACAGTCCTTGCTAACTCTGTGATTGTGTCTCCAGATGATCCTTATCTGACTCCTAACAATAACTCTCAGATTTCAATTAGCCCAATGGCTAACTTTAAGATCATTATGACTGTTCCACTCTTTGACAATGAAGGCAACCTTAACGGCATTGAGGACACTGTGGTTAGCGTGTTCGCTAAGTTAAATGCTTCTTCTTTCGTCTATAATGTAAGTGCAATAAGCGCGCCTAGTATTCTCAACGCTGCATCGGGAGACCTTTTAAGCTGTGAGATGTCCGTCAGTATCCTAACGAGTTGGAGTTAAAATGTCCGATTGGGAAAAAGAAAACGAAGCCTTCCTGAAGAAAATCGGGCAGGTAGCACCAACAGCAGCACCAACACCTAAGCCAGCAACTAAGAAAGACGAGGAATAATCCATGGCTGTATTTCTAAATAACGGAGTTTCGGTCACTGTGAACTCAGTCGATCTAAGCGACCATGTAACAAGCATCACGCTAAACCGCTCATTCGATGAACTAGAAGTGACAGCAATGGGTGACTCAGGTCACAAGTTCGTCAAGGGTCTAGAAGCATCATCTCTAACTATTGACTTCCTAAACGACACAGCAACAGGTGAAGTCCTCCAGACTCTACAGGCTGCATGGGGAACATCTGTAACTGTAGTAATCAAGCAGTCAAGCGCGGCAGTCTCAGCGACTAACCCAAGCTACACAATGTCATGCTTGATCAACAACACCACAGACATCAACGGATCTGTTGCTGACCTCAGCACTCAGTCTGTGACATGGAATGTGAACGGCACTGTTGCAGTAGCAACATCATAATTAACTAACAAAGGGGCAAAACCATGGCAAAACTAAAGATAGTTCGTAACGATGGAAGCGTACTAGAAGGCGAGATTACTCCAGCAGTGGAGTACGCATTCGAGCAGTACGCTAAAAAGGGCTTCCATAAGGCGTTCCGCGATGAAGAAAAGCAGAGCGATGTCTATTGGTTAGCATGGGAAGTAGTACGCAGGTCAGGTGAGTCTGTTAAGCCTTTCGGGATGGAATTCATAGAGACATTACGCTCAGTTAGTGTCGAGGATTCAGACCCTTTGTCTTAAAGCGCGATCAACCCTTCACCTATCTAATCGCTAGGCTAAGCATTAGATTGGGAATCGCGCCACAACAATTGTTAGAACTAGATAAGACCATGCTAGATGCACTTATGCAGGGTCTTAAAGACGAAGCAAAGGAGTCTCAAGATGCCAGCAAGCGTCAAAGGCGGTATTGAACTTCGCAAGGCTCTTCGTAAGTTCACTCCAGATCTGGCAAAAGAAACACAAAAGGAAATCGCAGCAGCCTTAAAGCCAATTACTAAAAGTGCTAAAGGTTACTTGCCAGATGATAATCAAGTTCTAAGCGGATGGTTGCCTCGTCAAATGTCTGAGGCAACTTTTCCGACTTATACTGCTCGCGTTGCTAAGCGTGGCATTGGCTATAAGACAACACCTTCTAAGGCAAATCGCAGAGGCTTTAGATCACTTGCTCGCGTGTTTAACAATAGTGCCGCTGGAGCAATCTATGAAACCATGGGGCGCAAAACTCCTAACAGTCGCTTTGTCCAGAATCAAACCGATAAGTACAACGCTCAAGTGAAGGGCAAAGGCAAGATGGAAGGTCGCGCCTTATTTCGTGCTTATGAAGAAAACAATGGCAAAGCCAGAGAAGCAGTCCTCGATGCTATTAAGACCGCTGCAAATAAATTAAATGCTAGTGCTTCGGTGAAAGGTTAATCATGGCAAATGTAGTCATTGACATTGCAGCGGAGTTCACGGGCAATAAGGCATTTAAGCAAGCAGAGAACTCTACAGACAAGCTGATCAAGAACGTTAAGAAACTAGCTGGAGCTACGGGTCTTGCTTTTGGTACTGCTCAAGTTATTGCTTTTGGTAAGGCTTCAGTTAAGGCAGCTTTAGAAGCTCAGGCTCAACAAGAGCGTTTAGCAAGCCTGCTTAAGGTTACAGTAGGTGCTAGAGACTCAGAGATCCAGTCTCTCAATGATCAAGCAAATGCATTAGAAAAAATTGGTGTTGTCAATAAAGATAACATCACACAAGTTCAGTCACAGCTGGCAACCTTCAATCTACAAGTAGATACAATCAAGGCTTTAACCCCTGCTGTCCTTGACTATGTAACAGCAGAAAAGGGAGCGACTGCTTCTGCCGATGAGTTCAAGTCAATGACTAACGGACTGGCTCAAGCTCTAAACGGCAACTTTGCATCACTTACCAAAGTTGGCTTTGTACTTGACGAACAAACAAAGAAAACAATCAAGTCAGGTACTGAAAGCGAGCGCACAGCCGCGATCATCGCTGTATTAGATTCAACCTATAAGGATTTCAATAAGAACCTTGGCAATACAGACAGCGGTCAAATGGCTAAATTGGCTAACGCTGCTGACGATGTTAAAGAGATTATTGGCGCGGGCATTATAGATTCGCTCAAAACACTTGGTAAAGATAACAGCGTTGAAACCCTAGCCGAGAACATGCGAGATGTCGCTACTTATGTAGCCAATGTAATTCGTGGCATTGGCGTTTTAATCACAAAGATTGGCGAGATCCCGATCCTTGGGGATGCGCTCAAGTTCTTATTTACAAGTAGTCCTCTTTTAGATTACTTAGCAGATCTAGGCAAAGTTGCTGCCATCCAAAAGGCTTCCGATAACCAACACCTTAGAGATTTAGAACAACAGTATAAGATCATTAACAAGACTGGCAAGGTTACTAGTAAACTGACAGCAGACGAGTTGAAGAAACTTAAAGCAAAGCAGTTACAAAACGCAATCGACAAAGCAAATCTTGCTCTAGGTAAAAGCGATGAAATCTTTAACATGGACAAGATCCAACTTGCAGCAGCCGAGAAGAATCAGGTTGAGCAACTGGGCAAGGTAACCAATCAAGCTCAACTCCTTGCAATTACTAATGACCTTGCTCGCCTTCAGATCAAGAAGGACATCATTGCCCTAGAAGATGCTATTGCTTCTAAGGATGAGGCAGCAATCACCGCTGCAACCAATAAACTCAATGCAGACTTGAAGATCTACGGCGCACTGACTAATCAGGAAATCAAACTAACAGAGATTAAGTCTATCCTTGACAAGATTGCACCTAAAGACTTGATCAACCTAGACAACCTATACACAGCTATCGACCTGCTTGGGAAGATAAGTAATACGCCTATCACAAATGTGAGCACAGTATCTCCAGCACAACAAACTGTGGCAGATGTAATCGGTGCTCGTTCAGGCTTTGACATCTCAGGTGCAACAGATCCACGCGTGACCTATGGCGGTCAGAGAATTGACAGCGCAGGAAATTACACGAGCTTTAATCCAGAGATGCTAGGCATGACTGCAGGTGGTTCAGCAGGTGGAAGCACTCCAGTTAATATCACAGTCAACACAGGCATCGGTGACCCTAACGCCATCGCAGAAGCAGTTGTCACAGTTATCAACGAAGCAGCACAGCGCGGCACTCTCACAGGAACGCTCGGAGTGCGATGACTTGGTATCCAGAATGGCGCGTAACTGTTGGAGATGATGTTTATACGACTGTAACGGCAGTCACATACTCAACAGGTCGTTTAGACATTGACCAGCAACCCACAGCAGGTTACTGCCGAGTAGAGATCGTCAATACTACTGGCGCACCTTTCACTATAAATGTGACTGAGGAAATCCTTTTAGAAGTAAAGAACGCTTCAGGCACTTACATCACAGTCTTTGGCGGTGAGGTCTCAGACTTCTCCATCGGTGTTAGAAGCCCAGAAGAGTCAGGCTTCATTACTACTGGCACAATCTTGGGCATTGGCTCATTGGCTAAACTGACCAAGGCTATCTATAACACAGCTCTGGCAGAAGGTTTAGATGGCGCACAGATTGCAGCCATCCTGAGCGACTCACTCAACTATAACTGGAATGAAGTAACCCCCACAGATACATGGGCTACATATACACCTACTGTGACATGGGCTAACGCTGAGTCTTATGTGGGAACTGTGGACTCTGGCTTCTATACCATGATTCCAATCTCTGCTAGTTCTACTGCTAAATCTCAGACCTTGGCTTATCAGATCGCACAAAGCGCACTAGGTCAGTTATATGAGGATCGCTATGGTGATGTTAATTATGACGATGCAGACCACCGCTCGAACTACTTAGCAGCTAATGGCTACACCTTCTTGGATGGCTCATTCGCCACCCCTAGCACCATTCGCAGCACTACCCAGACTGCCCGTATCCGCAACAGCCTTATCTATAACTACGCTACAGGCTATGCAAGCGTCTACAGTACCTCTGATACCGACTCCATAGCCTCCTACGGGCTTTATCAGAAGTCCACCGACTCAAACATCAAGACTCTGACAGATATTACTAATATCGCCACTAGAGACCTTAACCTTCGCAGGTCACCTCGTAACCAGTTGGAAGCGATTACCTTCCGCCTAGACAATCCAGACATGCCATCTGCAATGCTTGACAGTCTAATCGGCGTATTCTTCGGTCAGCCAGTCCTTATTGACAATCTGCCTAGCAACATGCTTGGCGGTACCTTTGACGGCTTTGTTGAGAATATAACGATGAAGGCAACTCCTACTTATGTGGACTTGACCCTTTACATCACAGCTACGGATCTATCCCTATCCACGACACAATGGGACACAGTTTTGCCTAGCACTATAACATGGGCGACCACAAATGCTACACTTACATGGAACAACGCGACAGGAGCACTCAACTAAATGGCTACAAGCCCGATATATAACTGGCCAGAACCAGACAATACTGACCTAGTAAAAAATGGTGCTCTTGCCATGCGTACGCTTGGCGATGCCATCGACACCACAATGGCAACCATGACACCTAAGTCCACCTATACGGCTAAAGGATCTATCGCTGCTGCAACTGCCGCATCTACTCCTGCTAACCTGACTGTGGGCAGTAATGGTCAAGTGTTAGTTGCGGACTCATCAGCAACAGCTGGGCTTCGCTGGACTTCAACTCCTGCTGCATCTAACCCTGTTCTTAATGCAGCCTTTCAGGTCTGGCAGCGTGGAACTTCATTTTCAATCGCTGCTTCGTCTGGAATTACTTATACCGCAGATAGATGGCAAACTGCTACAGGTGCAAATCAGGCAATTACAGTATCCCGTCAAGCAACTTCAGACACGACAAATTTACCTAATATTCAATACGGGCTTAGATACCAACGTAACTCAGGACAAACTGGAACCGCATTTTTAGGTTTAATCCAAAATTTTGAAAGTTTAAATTCAATTCCTTTTGCTGGAAAAACTATCACAGTATCTTTCTATGCTAGAGCAGGTGCTAATTATTCAGCAACAAGCAGCGCATTTAATTTCCAACTTTTAACAGGTACAGGAACAGATCAAAACGTCTATAACGGCTATACAGGAACAGCAGTACCGATAAATACAAATTTCACTTTAACAACAACATGGCAGAGATTTACAGTAACCGGAACTCTTGCAGCGACGGCTACAGAATTAGCGATAAGTGCTGGTTTCACACCGACTGGAACTGCTGGTGCAAATGATTACTACGAACTAACTGGAGTCCAGATTGACATTGGAAATGTGGCACTTCCATTCCGCACTGCTGGGGTTTCTTACCAGCAAGAACTGGCTTTATGCCAGCGTTATTTTACAAAGTCTTATAATATTGAAACAACAGCACCAACAACAACGCTTGTAAACGTAAACGTTGCACCAGGAGGCGTGACCACTATTAATGGCGGTTACTACATGAACATTTTATTCAAGCAAACAATGCGAATTGCGCCAACTATCATAGTTTATTCATATAACAATACAGTTAATGCAATTACTGAAATTGGAACTGGTTTGGATAAAGCTGCATCTTCTGCCGTTGCGAGTTCGGGTTATATTGGGCAAAACTCTTTTGCCATAACAAATTCAAGCGGCGCACCAATCACTTTCACAAATGGCGGAATATTCCACTACACAGCAAGCGCGGAGTTATAAAATGACAAAATACACTTATGAAATAATCAATGAAGGAACTTTAAACGAAACTTTAATGAGATCAGACGGTGCATGTATTCCCATGAACGAATCTAACTCTGACTATCAGGCATATTTAGAAGATGAAGCCAAGACTAAGTAAGGCAGCAGTCCAGCTTCGAGAGCAGTTTGATGACACCTATCCAAGTCGTGACCGCTCATCGGATGGCTGGATCGGTGATACTAGACACGCAGCTCGCCCTAGCGATCATAATCCCGATGCT